ATCACCTTCATCGAAATCTATAGTAGGTCCAAGCTCGTTGATTAGGTCTACTGTGTTTATTGCAATAGCGATGCTGTCCGCATGAGTCTTGGGCTGCTCGTCGGACAAGTCGTATGGAACCGGATGTTCCGCAGTTGGCTGTAGTTCTATCATGGGCACCGAGTAAACGGGAGATGGCCGGAATGTAACAGAAAAATAATAGTGGGTGCAAGCTTTTCTTTTGGGTCCCCTTGACGGGGGGTGTTTTTAAAAATGGCGAGTTTCCGGGGGGAGTAAAAAATGAATGGGGGGAGGGGGGTATTGTTATAAAAAGTATGGGGGTGGGTATCGGGTGTGTGACACAGAGTGTAAGGGGTCCCCACCTCCCTTTGTCGTAGTTTTGGGTGGGTGGGTCTGTTATCAGGATGACAACTAACATTGTTAGGCCACTTCCCCCCAAGAGAAATTATTGTTTCCCTAAAAACTTGCATTTCGTGGTACAAAATGGTATAATCCAGTCATGCAAAAGAGATTCTCTCCAAGCATACCGCAGTTTAGATCGGTGCAATAGTGCAAAATCTAACACATGTTAGAAAAGGTTAGAGTATGGATACCATCCAAAACGTCAGCGTAGTTTCCCCCATCGCCCAAGGCGTCAACAGTTTGATCGATTCTCGCACCGCCTTAGTCGGTGCGGCCAAGAAAACGGGCCAAGTGGTCAAGGTCTATGCTTTGGCATTGTGTGCCACTTTCGACTTGACAGACAATCAGGGCCAAGTGACTACCAAATGGTTTGATCTCAAAGGCGCACTGAAAAAAGGTGTCAAGGCTGAGCGGGAAGCATTTGTAGCGGCCATGACAGCGGAAGGGTTTGGCAAACCTACCATCGACGTTTATTGGCAACGTGTCAAGGAAGCATCGGGTTATGTCACAGCGGGAAACCGCGTCAAGGGGTCAACAGACATTGACGATAAAACCAAGGCCGAATTGAAAACGATTATCAATCGTATATTCAAGGCCGAAGAAGAAGGCGTGTCATGTATCGCTAGCGATTACAAGGGTACGCTGATGGAAGTGTTTGAATCCCTCGGTGGCGACATCGACAAACTGGGCTGATAGGATGAACCTGGGGGAAACCCCAGGTTCTAACAAATGTTAGATTTTTTGGAGGATATCAAAATGCACATCACCACGTTTTCACCTGCGAACCTATCGAACCTGTTGCACTGGCAATGCTGTCCTTATGCCCTGTTGAAAGGTCAGCATGTTTTCTGGGTAGCATCGAATGCACAAGGCACATCATCGACATCGACCAGTGCGCCTATCAACGAACCACCACCGAACCTGACCCGGTATTATTCCTAACCCCTACACTCACACCACCAAGCCCGCATCATGCGGGCTTTTTTGTTTGCCCGTTCTAACATTTGTTAGCGCGGGCTTTTCTTTTGGTAAACATAACATTGTTAGGGTTAACCCGATTTTTTCTTGTACCAGTTCTTCGGGTGGGCGTAGCGATGGGCAATGTTACGGAACCTAACAGTTGTTAGAGCAGACGGAGATGATTCTTGCACCAGTTCTTCGGGTGGGCGTAGCAATCTAACAAATGTTATGTTGTTATGTTTCGGCGTTGTAATGTTATAACGTACCACACGTAAGTTGTTGATTTTAAAGCATTGTTATATGTTACAATGTTACGCGGGGTGTATGAAGGTCCGTCAAGTTCCGAGCAAGCCAGCAAGCGCAATTTGCACCACACACCAAAAGCCACCAGCCTCGTATACCCTTTTTCTCTAATAACATTATAACATATACATATACAAACACTCTAACCCCATGATTCCATTGGAGTTTTCGCGTTATGTTTTCGCGTTATGTTTCTCCCTTTGTTACATAAATTCCGTAACTTTGGTCGCAAATCAAAGACAGCCCTTCAGCTAAAAACTTGACAAATCCATAACTTTGTGGTATAATATAAGTTGGTTAGGTAGAATGTAACAAAGCCCGACCAACAACCCAAAATCTAACATTTGTTAGATTCAACCCAAGAAAGGCAAACCATGACCACCAATGAATTCGACACCGCAGACGGCAAGTTCACCATCAAAAGCTACGGCAACGGCTGGGCGTATGAAGTTACCTGCAACACCACTGGCGACAGCGTGTGGGTTCAAGATGATGACGCACACCAACTGCAAACCCAAACCAACGACTTTGAGGACACCTGCGTTCTCGCCTACTACTTGGAGGGACACTTCAGCTAAAAACTTGACAAATTGATAACTTTGTGGTATAATATAAGTTGGTTCGGTGGATTGTGTTTGTTGTGCTGGTTTCCACCGAATCTAACAACTGTTAGAAAGGTCAGAAAATGAATGATTGGAAAGAATGCGTGTACTGCGGCGATGACGTCCACGTAGAACGCTGGGCACTGGGCTACCGCTGGTGCAAATTCTGCGGTGAAGACATTGCCCGAACCGAGCGCACATCGTGGTGCATCGTGCAGGAATACACCAAAGGTAATTATCAGTACGTTACCGCTACGTCAGCACCTGCAACACTCAAGAACACTAACCAGAAGCACACGAGGGGGGAGATGTGATGGAGATAAATATTGACGAGTTGATTGTCGAAGCAGTCAAACACATGGAAGACGAAAGCGATGTGCGCTGGTCTATTGGTATGGCAATGCAAATGCTGTACTGGGGCGATGGTTGGGAAGATGTGCAAAAGCGCATGGTCAATCTCTACAACGAGCAAGCCAAAGCAAACACTTATTCATAAGGAGAACCAAGAATGATAACCATAACCGAACTTGAACTCGTGCTCTTCATTGGCTTTGCCGTGATGACTTTTCTGTACTTCAAAGCGAGGGGAGAGGTGTCCATGCACAGGCGCATAACAGGGGAGATATTCGTCCGCATCGCCAGAGGCGAGATCAAAGTCGTTGAGGATGGTGATGGGGGGTTTGAACTCGAGCCCACAGCCAAAGCTAAAACGTAACAACCGAAACACATCAAAGGAATACAACAATGTTGCATTTTGAACTAGACCAGACCGAGCGCCTACACAAGCTGTTGCAAGCGATAGACGAGGACTTGCGCAACTACCTGCGCGACCCAGATGGATTCCATCCCGAGTACTTTGAAGATGTCCATCATGCCGTGACCGAGGTCATGGAGTTGTGCGGTGTAGAGGCAACCGAGGAGGAGGGGGAATGAAGAAAAAGTGGATTAAACCCGGCCCCATGACTGGGTATCCCCCCGGCTTACTGCAAGACGATGACCCTCAGTTGTCGAAGTGGTTTGCCTCACGCCCAGACGCACGGCGAGTAGTGCGTAGTGTTTGCAAGGAGATCGAAGATGAACGACTACAAATTGTCCGAGCGCGTGGTGCGCGTGGTGTTTTTGGTTGCACTTATTGTGGTATGTATTGATGTTTTGATTTGGAGGCCATGATGAAGATGAACCCGAAATGGACGCACGACTGCAACAAGTGCAAATACCTTGGGAGCATGGTGGTGCTCAGTGACACGCTGGATTGGTACACCTGCGGCGTGGGCTTTAACAAGACTGTCATTGCCAGACGTGGTGATGATGGCCCTGACTATTGGTCAATGCCTGTGGACATTATGCGCTCAGGCAATGATGTGGCGCGTAAGAGTGGCGACTCGCTTGTATACGTTGGCATGAACATGCTGGCAGATGCAATGCTCAAGAAGGAGAACTAACAAATGTTAGAAATTAAAGCACCTGGGATGCCGCACACGCTGGTATCCATCTATGACCAGTACAAGTTGATCGAGCCACACCGACCTTGGGAAGGTGAGCCCGACAACGCCGAGTGGGTGGACGCAGACACTGGACTGCATGGGCACATCATGCGCAACACCATAACGCACACGCTTTGTGGTTACGTGGGTGTAACCACTGGGGACTTGGTGGGGGTGAACTACAACGACTTGGATATGGACGACTACTCCCCGCATGGTGGGCTGACGTACAGCGGCAGGGAGGGCAACGTGTGGTGGTTCGGGTTCGACTGTGCCCACAGCGAGGACTTCCTCCCTGGCATCTACATCAAGATGCGTATGGTCAACCACAAGGGCAAGGACTCATGGCCTCCGACTACGAACTACCGCACATGGGAGTTTGTGGATGCTGAGATACGGCGAATGATGGAGTGCATAGCTCTCAAGAAGTACACGATTGAAGCAGAAAAAGGAGACTAACAAATGTTAGCCAGATACTACGTGACAGGGTGGTGCGATAGGTTCGGGCAATGGGTTGCCGAGTCGATCGAATGCCGCAGTAAACAGGTGGCGAAGGAGATGTTCAAGACAACATACCCAACGCTGAAAAAACTCAAGGCGTACCGAGTACGCGCACAGGGGGAGTGATGGAGGAGATACCAAAGACATTGGAGGGAGACGATTGGTGCATCACGGGGTTCACGAATGACGACGGAAGCAAAGAATTGCTCATACGCCGCAAGTACCAATGGGAGGCACAGATATTGAGGCATAAGTGGGAGTATTTAGCCGAAGGGCTGACACACGCCAAGGCAATGGAGTTTATTAACCTTTTTAAAGGAGCATGACATGGGATACGCAACAGTGAAGAGAGTACCGAGGGTGTTTGACCCTAGACACGCCAAACAGGTACACGACAACGCCCTACCAATCAGGGGGAGGTCTCCCGAGATTCGACCCTTGGGCGACCGCAGGGATGTGGACAACTACTCTGTGCGGATGAACGGCGATGATGTGGAGTTTGTTTTGTACAAGACCCCGGTCATCACGTACAAGGCCAACGGCGAGATCGTGCTACGCACCGATGGGTGGGCGAGTGTGTCATCGCACCAATTCATCCAACAAGTGTTAGGCATACCTGCGCGTGGGAAGAGTGGGAGCAGTGTCCTCATTGTGAATGGGCAGCACTACACCATGACAGGCAACAACCCGCTGGTGATACGCCGAGGCGAAGGAACTGGCACATGGAGAGTGCTGGCGCACGAAACGCTTTATGGGTACAAAGCAAATCGCAAGGCTATAACAAATGTTAGGTCGCGCTACTCAGAATTCCGCAAATATCTGGGTGGGTTCGTGAACCTGCGCCGAGAGGAGCATGTGTTGCATCAGGGCAGACCCTATGAAATTAGGGCCAATGTACTCAAGTTTGATGTGCAGGAAGCAGTGGATATGTTTGGTGTGATGGACAGCACGTACAACGATGTAAAGGCACTCGACCGCTCGAAGATAGATTGCATCTTTGACAAGCCGACAAAGCTGTATTACTTCAACCCAACGGAGACGCAAAAGCAAGACCACCGCGATGCGATACGCAAGTATGAGGAGAACATGAAGGCGTTCACCGACACGATCGTAAACGGACAGCCCGAGGATGTGAAGCACGAGAACTTCTACCGAGGCGCGATGGCGTTATTGGTGGAGGGGTATCGACAGCGTATGTCAAACCACAGGTCCGAGTGGGTACTGCACGACTATGAGCGAGGCGGCGTGGTCAACGTGAACGAGTGGATGCTTGCCATTGATGAGGCCATATTGAAGTACCACGCCGAGGAGGTGCTGGAGCGGGTAAAACTGGAGGTAGGGAAAACCCCCAACCCGAAGTATGCGTCTTGGATATCAGAGAAGGTGTGACCAATAAACTTGACAATACCATAACATTGTGGTATAATATAGGTTGGTTAGTAGAAGTGTGTTCGTTAGTTTTTTGTAACCCGCCGAATCTAACAACTGTTAGAAACGGCACATCAGATGGAGTTTGAAAATGTCAGAAGTAACTTTTGGAAAAACTGTGACCTTGAAGCAAGCGGCAACGCTTATCAAAACGAACCCGACCACGAGGTTCATGCTCAGAGGTGAGCCTGGGATTGGTAAGTCATCCCTGTTGGAGTCGATCGCTGGGGACTTGGGGTACGACTATGCGTATATTGACGTACCCAATATGGATTTGGGCGATATTGCGATGCCTGTCATCGACCACGAGACCAAGACCACCCGCTACTACCCCAATGCGCGGTTCAAACTGCACGAGGGCAAGCCTGTAGTCATCATGCTGGACGAGTACTCAAAAGGTGCCGACCCTGTGAAGAACATGCTACACCCCATGCTTGAGAAGGCGAACCCTCGCTTGGGTGACATCACCATCGACAATCGCAGTCCCATCTTCTTGACAGGTAACCTAACGACCGATGGCGTGGGCGATGTGTTGAAGGCGCATAGCTTGAACCGCCTTGTGTCTCTCAACGTAGCCAAGCCCGATGCCGAGCAGTGGATTGAGTGGGCTATCAACAAGGGTATCGAGCCCGAGGTGATTGCGTGGGTGAATCGTTTCCCTCATGTGCTGGCAAGCTACACCGATGGTGGGCAAGCCGACAATCCGTATATCTTCAACCCCCGCAAGACTATGACGGCGTTCGTAACTCCACGCTCATTGGAGACTGCATCTAACATTGTTAGAACTCGCAAAGAGAACGACACCGATGCGGTGATTGCGGCGTTGACAGGTGCTATCGGTGAGAGCGGTGCGCGTGACATGCAAGCGTACATCGAATTCTCAGATCAGTTGCCGACATGGGAAGCGACCATCCGAGACCCCAAGCATACCAAGATACCCACAAGCCCTGGCGCGTGTGCGATTGTGGTGTTCGGTGCCATTGCACGTATCGACAAGCAAAGCATCACCCCATTCATGGAGTATGTGGAGCGGTTCGATGCCGAGTGGCAAGCCGTGTTCGCTATCAACATTGCGAAGAACCGAGACAAGCAAGCCATTGCGTTTAGCTGTCAGGCGTTCAGCAACTGGGTAGCAAAGAATCAGGACTTGTTGTGACTCGAGATTTAGAACTCGACAACGGGTGGGTGTCGCATACCAACACCTCCCGCCGACTGCGAGATTCAGGGTACACAGTAGGAGGGTACATCGACAAAGGTGCGCCCAAGTATGTGCTGTACCGCATGGAGCAGAGCGGCGTGGGTGCGGGTATGCACACCATCGTCCATGAGTTTGACACCCCCGAGGAGTTGACCAACATGGTAAAGCTACTGATACCGGAGGAAGGAGGCTAACAAATGTTATATGCGGCGGTACACGACCATAGGGCTTGGCCTTTGGGGTTGGAGGAACTTGAGTATCTGAAAAAGAAACTCAAGCATCTTAACTGCAACTACCGACTTGATCTGGAGGTGCGCATGTTTGCATTGTCCGACCACCCAGAGTATCGGTATGTGTTATTGAAGTGGGAACACTATGCAAAGGGGAATAAAAGAATCGTGTTGCTTGAGACACACGACATGGAGCAGATGGCATCGGCGTTGAAGATGCTTGTGAGTATTGAAGAAACTGAAATGAAACAAAGGAGCTAACAAATGTTAGAAGAACGCAAAGTGCAGAAGGCAAAGATCAGTTTGATGCGCAATTCAAAATTCGCATTGCTGAGCGGCATCATGATGGTGGGCAGGACGAGAGTGGATGACAACATCCCGACCGCCTGTACCAATGGCAGGGATGAGCGGTATGGGCGCGAGTTTGTGAAGAAGCTACGCGACCCCGAGTTGGCGTTTGTGGTGGCGCATGAGAACGCGCACAAGATGTATCGGCATCTCACCACATGGCGCAAGTTGCATGATGAGAATTTCCACTTGGCAAATCGCGCTTGTGACTACGTGATTAACCTCATGCTCAAGGACTTGGACCCGAGCGAGTCAGTGATTGCCATGCCACGCTATACCGATGGCCCACTCAAGGGTAGGCCGATGGGATTTGTGGACGAGCGATTCCGAGGCATGAACGCCAAGCAAGTGTTCGACATACTCAAAGAGGAGGATGACGGCGAAGGCAATGGTGACGGTGATGGGTTCGATATCCACGATTGGGAGGGAGCCAAGGACATGACCGAGGAGGAGAAGAAGGTACTTGCACGAGAGGTTGACCAAGCGATACGCCAAGGACTAATTTCTGCCAAGAAGGCGGGAACTGGTACAGGCGGCATGGACCGCGAACTTGAAGGCTTGATGGAGCCCAAGATTGATTGGCGTGAAGTGTTGCGCGAGTTTGTGAAGTCAACGTGCAGTGCCAAGGACAAGTCCTCATGGCGTAGGGTCAACCGCCGCTTCTTATCCACAGGCGTGTATATGCCTACGCTGATTGGTGAGAAGGTGGGCCACTTGGTTATCGGTGTTGACACATCTGGTTCGGTGGGCGCGGAGGAACTCGCTGAGTTTTTGTCCGAGGTCAAGGGTATTGCCGAAGAGGTGAACCCCGAGACTGTGGACTTGCTCTACTGGGACGGCGAGGTGGCGGCGCATGAGACTTACACAGGCGCTACTGTATCCAGCATCGTGCAGTCAACCAAGCCAGCGGGCGGTGGGGGTACTTCACCTAGTTGCGTATCCACATATCTCAAGGACAAGCACATCGTGCCCGAGTGCATCATCATGCTCACCGATGGGTACGTTGGTGGCGACTGGGGTAACGAGTGGACTGCGCCCTTGCTGTGGGTGATTGTGGGAGGAAATGATGATGTTGCACCTAATGGCAAGACGATTCATATTCGAGATTGAAAGCTGGTATCTAACAAATGTTAGGAGAACGAACATGGTAATTATTGATTTGGGGTATCGCAGTGTGGTGTTGCACACCGAGGATGCAGTGCGTGTTGCCGAGATTTTGGCAAGGGGCGAGACTTTCGTGGAGAAGTACCGCACCAAGGAAGAGAAAGAGAAGAGCGGCATTGATACCGACTACACCTACCACGTATACCCACAAGAGCAACCGTTCAACATGAAGATCATGCCCGACTCGCAGTATCAGATGGCGAAGCTGGCGGGTAAGCCTGTGAAGGAGTGAGTATGGTGATCAATCGAAGCCCCGCCGAGTGGTTTGATTTTCGTGACCGCTCTGATGAAGAGGTTTATGGGGTTTTGAAAACAGGGGAGGGGTGGGCAGTGTTAAGAAAAGAGGCCGACATCGACAAGGTGTCAGTGATAGCGCAAGTGGATAGCCGCAAAACGGCGATTGGATTCATCAAACTTTTATTGGAGAAATGAAATGAGTATCAGTGCATCAGCAGTGTTAGTGGAATTGAACATCAGTGTATGGCCTGCGTCCAAGATCGACCGAGAGATCACGGACAAGGTGAACTCAGATGCGGGGGCGGTGCGTGGGGCATCGCAGACCAAGAAGAACTTGTTTGCAGGTACGAGCCTACGCAAAGACATATCGGACTTTGCCGCACGAGTGCGCCTGTATCACAACAAGCACACCCTGCCTTGGGCTGACAAGGGTGAGCGCATGTTACCGACTGCGTTGTTCATGGACTACAAGCAGACCATGAATGGGTTTGAGCAGACGTTCAACATGATGTGTAACAACTTCTACATCGAGTACCCGCGCTTGGTTGCCGAGGCACCGACTGCGTTGCAGGGGCTGTACAAGGCAGAGGACTACCCCGAGCTAACAGATGTTAGATTGAAGTTTGGCTTTCGCCGCACAGTCAAGCCTGTGCCCGAAGCCGGTGACTTCCGCTTGGACATTCCTGCGTATGACCTAGAGGAGATGCGCAGCGAGTTTATGTCACAGCAAGACCGCAAGTTGGCAGAAGCAATGCGCGAGCCGTGGGACCGTCTGCATAAGACGTTGGTGGCAATGTCGGAGAAGTTGACCGATGTTGAGGGGGATGACGGCAAGAAGCGTTATCACGACACGTTGCTTACCAATCCTTTGGAACTCTGTTCTCTTTTGACGAAGTTGAACATTACCAACGACCCGAAATTGGAGGAAGCACGTAGGCAAGTAGAGGTAGCTATGTTGAACGCGGACATGGAGAGCATCAAGGAAGATGCCGACACGCGCAGTGAATTGAAGTCCAAGGTGGACGCAATTATCAATAAGTTTGAATGGTAAGGAGTAGATATGAAGACAATGGAACTGAGCAACATAGACACGCACAAGCATGGCAAAGTGGACGAGGTTCACGGAACTATCGACCGAGTGGTGTATCGACTGGCAACACTGAACCCGCTGTGGACGTTTCGGGTGCGTGACATAAGCACCAACTTTCAGGGTGTCAAGTCAGCGATGGGGTTCGATGTGTTTGAGCAGGGCGAGAAGCTAGGCACGATCGCACGGACGTATAGGGGTGGGACTAATGTGATTGGCATATCCAATGACCGCATTGCCAAGGGGCGTAGCCGTGGGGATACGTATCACACAGAAGATGCAGAGAAGGCCATCCTGAAGGCGAAGAAGATGTTCTTTCGTTTGAAGACAGACGAGCGTATCGCACAAGCGGAGAAGGCGGCGACAGACGTTATGAGTAGCCAAGCGTGGAACCGCGAGAGAACCAAGGCCCAAGAGGAGAACACCATCCAAAGGGCGGCACTAGACTACATCAAAGGTTCGGGGCTTGCACATTTCATGGCACACATAGAGTTACAACCCCCGTCGGTTAGCGCACCCATTCTCAGAGCGGCGAAGAAGGTCGAAGAAATGCAAGGCGAGATGCTCACCATTGAGACTATACGGCAACGCTTTGCGAATCAAGGCACTGCCCTAGTCATAAAAGATTCGGGTAAGTACTTGGTTAAAGTGCGTGACAATGTACAACTCTACGATGATAATACGCTCCCTCACGAGATGCGTAGTAAGTTGGGTATGCTGAAATTGGTGGAGGCCGAGACATTCCTATCCAGCGTAGGCTGTCGTGTCAATGATGAAGTGTTTGTCCTAGTGTTGGATGAGCAGACCTAACAACTGTTAGACAGGAGCAACTGCAATGAAACAACTAAAACTCAAAGCTGTACCCCCGATAGGTACGACATACAAACCGAAGAGTATCTTAGACCCAGCGTTTAAGTACACCCCATCAGCATCGACAGATGTGCAAGCAACATGGATTAAGTTTGGGTGGAAACCACCCGAGAGGAAAAAAGATGAAAGCAATTCTTGAATTCACATACCCCGAAGATCAGGACAAGCTACGGCACGCGCTCAATGGGAGTAGGGCTATCCACGCATTGGTAGACATTCAGATGGAGGTCCGCAACCACTTTAAGTATGACGCCAATCCACAGGACGTTCTAACAAAAGTTAGAGAACTCACAAACACAGCACTCGCAGAGTGCGGGGAGGAATGATGGAGACGATCGTAACAACGATTCTGCTGGGCGGTCTTGGGTTCATTGTCTGTGGCCTTGTGTTGGTTGGGCTGATGCACTTGTGGTTCTGGATGGATGAGAACGAAAGGGGGGATAGATGAATAAGCTGATCGGGAAAGACGACACCATCAAGAACTATGTGCCCATTGGTAGCCTTGAACTGAAGCTGGCAGTGGCAAGGGCAGAGGGCTACGCCATTCGGGTTGATGAAACAAGGTATCACCACGTTGTTGACGGCACGGTTGTTACTTCAGTGGATGAAAGCAAGCCAAAATATTATTACTACAACGACAGGCCGTTGCCCATGCTTAACCCATACCGCATTGCAATGGAGTTTTATTTGAAGGAGAAGACATGAACGCAAATGAAGAACTCACCAAGCTGGTCATGGAAAGCTATGACCAAGGGGTCAAGGATGGGTTTCAAGCAATCTTGCAACTCATTAAGGAACTGCGCCCTGCGATCAAGCCGCTTGAGGGGATGGGCAAAGGCAAGACCACGCATGAATGGTTTGACATTTTGGTAGCCGCCATTGAGGAGAAGATATGACCCCGCGAAGTTTTGACATTGACACTTGCAAGGAAGTTGTAGGGGATGCGCGGATGAGGGTCATTGAAGCTAAGGCCCGACAGGATGCCGACAACGGCGTTATGGATGCACCAGCAATGGCAAAGGGAACCTACTGGGATGGGGCGTATTCATACATGGAGTATGTCGTGTATGTAACAGCGCATGAGAAACGATTGGCGCGGATTCAACGGATGAAGGAGCGAGCATGAGCCCAAAAATTGAAGCCCTGATAAAAGCAACTGGGTGTGCTGACGTAGGTGAATTGTTTGATCGTTCAATTCGGCTAGGTCAAGTGTTGCATCAATTCAAACAGGAACATGGGCGCATCATGAACGCCACTGAACTGAGATACCTTGAAGCAGTGGTACACGCTACACCACAGGAGAGAACATGAAAGACCCAGAGGACGAAGCATTCGAGGAGTTGGCGCTCAAGCAGGGCCAATGGAACCACATCAGTGGTTGGAGGAAGCGACAGATTGAGCGGGACTTTGCCGCCATAGATGAAGCAAACAACATCCGCAAGAAACAAATTGCACACATGGACATGCACAGCCATCCCGCCGAGTTTGTCCACCTGCACCGCAACGACACCATCGAAGAGGTGGCGAAGGAATTGGAGACGAAATTCACTGGGCCGTTCGGTCGTGACACAGTGCAGTCGTTCGCAACATTTGTTAGGAGCATGAAGAAATGATGCCACCACCGAGTAAAGAACTGTGCCTGATGATGGCAAAAGTCAACTTCCCACGCGATGAAAAACTTAGCTGGACTTGGTTGTTCGCTTGGGGTTTCCACGAAGCGTATGTTGAGGGTTGGTACGAAGGAGTGAAGCTATGAAAGCAGAGAAAGTGTTCATGGCGCTTATGCGTTCCAAGGGATACATAGATGATGACTTCAAGATGGAGAAGGGTAGGTACATCAACTCCAACATGCAGACACGCTGGAATTATTTCTTGGCTGGCTGGGAAATGAGAGGTGCCGTATGATTTTTCTAATCAAGAAGCGCAAGCTGGTGATCGACATGTTCACCTTTCGGCAAATGGTGTTCGATGCGGCAAAGCCCAAAGCGGCGGCGCATTTCTACCCGCAGTGGTGGAAGGATTTAAAGTTGGAGATGCCCATCCCAAACAGTCTGTTCCCTACTGCCACCATGAAGCGGTGTATGGGGTTAGTTGATCACTACAAATATGGCATTATTCAGCCACTGTGGTCGGATTACACGGTGGAGACAGGGCCAATAGGCGATTCATATTGGGCCGCACAATTCTCTGACACTATAAGCACCATGAGTCAACACGCCACAATCCTACGTGGTGCGTATGCGCCAGATTCCCACTATTGCCACATGAAGTTAGATAACCCTTGGGCCGCACGGTGCAAAGAGAACGTCTACTTTAAGTGGGAACAACCTACGTGGAGTATGCCGAACCTGTCCAGCTACATCTTGTTGCCGGGTACAGTTGAATTCAATTACCAGTATTCGATGAATGTGAACCTGCTGTTCATCAAGGGGGCGACCAAGACCACACACCGATTGAAGTTTGGGCAACCGCTGGTACATCTAACGCCGATGACTGACCGACCGATCGATCTGCGATACCACATAGTTGACCGAGAAGAGTACAACAGATTTATGCAGGGTGAGAAGTTGAGCAACGTCAACAGATACCGCGAGTACCGCAGGGTGCGTGAGTCCGAGGAAAGCAAATGCCCGTTTGGGTTTGGAGGAAAGACATGAAGGGGGGCGCAAGGCCGGGCAGTGGACGCAAGCCCACACTGATCGACGAGCGTAGAGCCTTGAGCCTACACAAGCAGGGAGTATCAATGCGGGAGATCGCCGAGCGGTTCGGCGTGAACTTGCAGGTAATCAAGTATTTTTTTAAGAAGCAAAGGAGGTTAGAACATGACAACGGGAATTGAGGAACTGAAACTGATAAAGCCAAAGAAGGGGCGGGGGTTGGGTAAGAAGCCGCCACTTTTTTGCACGAGCTTGCGTCTACCGAAGGAGGTGATGGATTATTTCAACACCAAATATCCGTATACAAAGCAAGCCAAGATGAGAGAAATTCTTACCGAGTACATCAACAGCCAAATGCAAGGAGCAAACAATGGCAACAGCTAAAAAAGTGAAGAAAGTATCCCGCGCATCCCTGATGCGTCAATACTACAACGGCAACCCCACTGCAACACCTACGGAGGTGGCGAAGAAATTCAAAACCACGTATCAGGTTGCGTACATGGTGCGCAAGGAGATGCAGAAGAAGACCATTGAGGCGAAGCCCCTCGCAGGGAAATTCAAACGGATAGCGGCGTTCACAAGCAACAAGTCCATACTGAACCCTGAGATCACCATAGAAGAACCAAAAGCTGATCCGGTGAATCATCCTGCCCATTACAAGATAGGTGGAATCGAGACCATCGACTTCATCGAAGCGAAGGCATTGGGGTATCACTTGGGCAACGCCGTGAAGTACATCACTCGCGCCGACCACAAAGGCAACCGACTGCAAGACTTACAGAAGGCCAAGTGGTACATCGACCGAGCCATTGAGAAAGCATCGATCTAACATTTGTTAGACCAAGGGTAAATCCTAGCCGCCTTCGGGCGGCTTTTTTTCGTCTGGGTGTTGACAAAGTACAAGGTTGTGATACTATGGGGGCTTGAACACAACTGGAGTTTTATATGTTAGACACTTTAGATATTGCACGTAAAGCATGGCGTGTCACGATAGCGGGTGATGGAGGGCACTGCCCCTGTTGCACTCGATGGGGCAAGGTATACGCCCGTAACATCAACGAAACAATGTGCCGGTCGCTGGTGTGGCTGACCAAGGCAAGAGCCAATGAGCATGGGTGGGTGGACGTGCCCGAGACCGCCCCACGCTGGCTTGTTCGTTCTAATCAATTGCCAACCCTGCGCTGGTGGAACTTGGTCGAGCGCATCCCAAGCAAAAACCCCGATGCAAAACATTCTGGTCTGTGGCGACCGACCGACTTGGGCCGTAGCTTTGCCATGTGTAATGCCGCCGTGCCAAAGACTGCCTACACCTACAAAGGCGAAGTCGAGTACATGAGCGATGACACGGTTGTGATTACCGACTGCTTTGGCAAAAAGTTTAGCTACATAGAGGTGATGAATGGCTAACACCCCCGAGGCCAAGGTCAAGGCAAAGATCAAGGCAATCCTCAAAGCCCACAACAGCTATTACGCCATGCCCATCGGCACTGGCTACGGCAACAGCGGTGTGCCCGACTTCCTGTGCTGTGTGAACGGCGAATTCTTGGCTATCGAGGCCAAGGCTGGCAAGGGTGTACCGACTGCACTACAAGAAAAAAACATGCGCGAGATCGAAGCCGCAGGGGGCAGAACTTTGGTCATCAACGAGGAGAGCCTCAGACTGGGCGTACTCGAAGCCATACTGGAGAACATGCAGTAATGACCCTGACCATACAACAAATCACGCAACAATCGTTGCAGATACTTGAAAAAGAGCTTGGTCATTTATACAAACCAAAATACAAAATGAGGTTTGTGCATGGCAAGTACACCATCTATCGAAGCGAGTACCACCCTGCATGGGGCGAACGAAGATCGGTAACGCTGGCCCACGGGCTGAGCAAAGCAACAGCAACTGGAATGATGAAACTACTGGAGGACAAAAATGACTGAATTATCCGCAGGTGTACGCGCATTGGTTGGGCGCATGGAATCCAACCCCGAAGAATTTTTTGATGACGCACACAAGTGGCGCTTCATGTTTGGCGATAAATTCCGCGAGGTGATGACCGAGCCCGAGAAGGGCGCACTGCACGAGGGATTAAAGCAAGTGCGGCGCAAAGAGTTTGACCAGAAGGTCATGCGTGAATTGCTGAAAGATGAGATGGAAGAAAAGCTGAAAGAAAGTAATGCTCCCTACTACACCACCGCACAGCTAGGTGTTACGAGTACTGGTGGGTTTGGCCAAGCGCAGATCAAAGCACAAGGCAGTGCCGTTACGGTTGACGAACAAACCCGAATAATCCAAGCAAAAACTTCTCTGAAAGCCTTTGAATGAACGAGTTTTGTGCGGGGGTAAAAATTTTGCTGGAGCGCATGAAGTCCAACCCCGAGGATTTTGAATTGCTCGATTTCGATGCCGTTACATATAAATCCGTTGAAGGTCGGTTCTACGACTTTGCAAAGTTGCTGACAAAGGTAATTTCATGCAATGACGACAAAGATATTTCGTGGCAGGAGTGGCGCTACTTCACTGAGGAGGAGCGTCAAGCCTTGGTTGCTGGGTTCACAGAAATGAAGAGAGCCAAGTTTGACAAAGAAATCATGGAGCGGGTGTTTGATGACCAATACATCGAGCGGCAACGCAAGGAGCAGCAATCCATATATGCCCAGAAAGTCCACGCCGCACAAGTCCACGCCGCACAAGTACAAGGCCAAGCACATCTTGCAATATCGGCACAACAGGGCGGTACGGGCTTCTCAGGCGGTGGTCTCATGAACGCTATGGGGCTTGGAGGCATCTTTAAATGAACATCCTCACAATCGACTTTGAGACCGCCTATGGTGGGACTCTTGGGTTCAAGACCCAGACCACTGAGGAATACATTCGGGACCCGAGGTTCGAGGTTATCGGTGTTGCAGTACAGATAAACGATGGCGTACCCATTTGGTTCAGCGGGAGCCACCAAGAGTTGCACCAGTTCCTCACCCCCTTCGACCTGCCCAATCATTTGGTCTTAGCGCACAACGCGCCGTTCGATGGAGCCATCCTGAATTGGATTTTTGGTATGAAGCCGAAAGGCTTTCTGGATACGCTGAGCATGGGACGCGCCCTACATGGGACTGAGGTTGGCGGGAGTCTTGCGGTCCTAGCCTCCCACTATGGGTTGGGTGTCAAGGGTGAACAGGTTGCGAAGTACATCAACTACTTCCGCAAGGACTTCACGCCAGAGGAGTTGGCCGACTATGGAAGCTACTGCGCGAATGATGTGACCCTGACATGGGCGCTGTTCAATGCCATGAGCGAGAACTTCCCAAAGGTTGAGTTGCGGTTGATTGACTTGACCGTCCAGATGTTCACCGACCCGGTGTTGCAGTTGCACAAGCTGACCCTGCATGACCACCTGCTCAAAGAGCGCCAGCGCAAGGAAGACCTGCTGGACAACTTTGACAAAGACACGCTAATGAGCAACC